GCTCCAAATCCTGGCGCGAGCCTTCCACGCCCATTTCAAACTGACGACCTTCTACCGCTTCCTTTGCCGCCTGCGCCAAACGTTCGCGCTCCAAATCCTGGCGCGAGCCCTCTATGCCCATTTCAAACTGACGACCTTCTACCGCTTCCTTTGCCTGCTGCGCCAGACGTGCTTGCTCTAATTCATGCGAAGCGCCAAACTCGCCCATACGCAACCCACGATCCAGCGCCGCCTCGCTGCGCGCTTCCGCGCGCGCAGTCGCTTCCCGCTCGCCGGCGGTTTCAAATTGCCCAGCCTGCTGCGCCAAACGTTCGCGCTCTAAAGCGCCCGCTTGCTCTCGGGCCGCTGTGGTTTCGCCCAGCGTGCCGCCAAATTGCTGCGCTTGCTGCGCTCGATCCAGCGCCGCCTCACTGGCGACTTGCTGCCGGCCCGCCTGCGTTTCGCCCAACGTGGCCGTAAACTCTTCGCCCCGTTGCCCCAGGCGCTCGCGCTCTAAAGCAGCCTCTTGTTCGCGGCCGGCGCGTTTCTCTTCTAAAGTTTCCCCGAATTGGCCGCCTGTTTGCGCTAATTTTTCCCGTTCGACCGCTTCGGTGCCCGAAAAACGCGCTTGCTGGACCGCCTGGGGCAAAATGGTCCCCAACATGCGATTTAAACCGGCCGCCTTTACGGCCTGCCGACCGCGCAAAGTGTCCGCGTCAAACCGGCCCAGGATATCCGCAACTCGTCCCGAAGACACCCCGCCCCCGCCGATAATACCGAAGCGGTTTAAATCTTCGATTTGCTGCTCCCGCGCCCGGCGCGTCTGCTCGTCAAAATCAGTCAGTTGGCTTTGTGTTATTTGATCCTGCTGACCTGGGCGAGTCGCTTGTGCTAATTGCGAACCTAAAAAGCCGGTAATCTGCTGGCCTAATTGCTCGCGTCCCGTCATTGCCTGCCGGGGCGCTTGCTGCGCCGGTGCCGGTAGTTGATTTTGCTGTTGAAAACGCGCAGCGGCCGCACGACCTGCTTCTATTTGCGCCGGCTGCGCTTGCGCCGGCTGCGCTTGCGCAAATTGGCGCTGCTGCGCTTGCGCCGGCTGCGCTTGCGCCGGCTGCGCTTGCCCTCCTTGCTGCTGCGCAAATTGGCGCTGCACTTGCTGCATCTGTTGCAAATCTTGCGCCAAACGTTGCCGCAGCTCATCCTGCTGTCCTGGTTGCGCTGGTAGCGCTCGCTGCAATTGCTTTTGCTGAGGCTTTACTACCTGCTGCGCAGGTTTTGGCCGCGCTTTTGATTGCGTGGCCCCCGTTGCCCGTTTTGGCCTACCAGCCATTTGATTAAATACTGCCATTTTCTTATGCCCCTGTGACTGTATCGCCACCGATGCGCAATACCAGCTCGCTGTCCCCGGCTCGATTTCTCAGCGGTGGATACCGCCGATTGCCCTGCTGGAGAGTATTTTGCCGCAAGGCCAGGTTTAACGCTTGCGCATAGCGCGCGTCCTCCTTGGCTGCGGACCCTTCGTCGCCTTCCTCGTCCATATAAAGACCAGAAGCGCCGTATATTAACACGTTTTCCATGATGCGCGGAATACCCAGCGCCAGTAATGCGCTGCTGTCGTTGCTCGATGTCCAGGCCCCTATGTCCTGGCGGTAGCGCACCCGGACGGTTGCCACGGCAGAGGGTGTACGCCACAATTCAAGAGTCGGGTACCCCGTGGACGAATCTAAACCGCCGATAAAAACAGACTCGACTGTGCCGGTGTCGTCCCTATCGAGATCAAGCGCGTCGTATTCATCCGGCCCGATAATAGCAAGAGTTCGATTGTTGGATTGATCGACAAACGAGTGCCACGCCGCCACATTGCCCGAAATAGGCGTATACGTTCGCGTGCTGGCCACGGTTGAAAACGTGGTCGTGCGATCCAGCCACCACCAGCTTGCCAGCGGTGAAACCTCGGCCACGACCATGCCCAAATACAAACGCGCCTGGTCCTGCAACTCACCGGCCGCAGTTGATAGGCCGACCCGCTTTAATACGGTCGTAATGGCCTGCGAAAGCGTCATTTTCTATCCCTCTTGCGTTGGTCCCATGCCCGGGTCGTCGGCCTGAAAGCGCGGCGTTCCATCGGCCGCGAAAACACCGGCGGCCATATCGGAACGTACGTTACCATCCAAGCGCTCGCCGTTCATCTGCCGATCAAGGTAAAACCGGTACATTTCCGTTTTAATCGGCCGGCCGGCGTCGTCTTTTAATGGTTCCAAGGCGTGCATTTTAACCGCTGCGGCCTGGCCTGGCTCATAATTGGTTTGGTTGCCGTCTTTTGCTTCGTACTTCGTGATATAAGAAGGCGGTAGCGGCTCAAAACTTTGTTCATGCGCCACTTCGACGCCGCCGTGGACGCGCAAATGCTCCTCGCCGGTATAATTGCGCTGGTATTCACCCACCGGCGCGCCCACGCCCAGCGGCACGTTTAGCGCCTTCCTGCCCTCTGGGGTTGCCAGAGCGGCCTGGACGGCCTGATTGGCGATGTCTGGATCATGCAGCAATCGCAACAGTTCGGCCTTTACAGCGGCGTCTGGGGGCGCCTCTTCGGGGTCGCTGTCTTCTACGGCTACTTTTTGCGTTTCCATTGCTTCGTCTAACAAATCACGGTCGTGCATTGCTGGTTCTTCAGCGCGTTTTTTTGGCATAAATCCCTCTTGAGTTAATAGGTGGGCCGATCCATGCCGGCCCACCTGGTAAATTGGCCTTAGTCGAGGCCGTAAAGTTTGACGCCTACATGGCCCGTGTCATCCGACGCAAAACACGCGAACCCGACCAGCGGCTCAGTTTCGGCGTCCTTGAGCTGCACGGCACCGGCTACGCCATCCGATAGAGTCAGATTTGCCCCAATGGCAACAGCGCCGTCCGAGAGAACAGTCGCAATCCCCCGAGTCTGTACCCAAGCGTAATAATTAGCGGTCACAGACATAACGGTAACGCCCGAAACGATATAATCAGTCCCGGCGGTCGCACCGCGTACAGAGTTGTACGGGTACCCGGTTATCGCTATATCGCTGGCGCTCGATACCGCCACCAGCAGCCCGTCGTAAAGGGTAAAATCTACGGCATTAGACGACGCGGCCGTATTGCCTTTAATACGGTACTGGTGCCCCTCGCCGGCGTCGTCGGTGATATGCAGATAGGCCCCGGCGTACTGGTCAGCGGTTGCACTGCCCAGAGTCGTCGAATCCGTAATAGTTACCTCAGTAGCTGCGGCCGAGGCGGCCGTGCATTTTCCATCAACTTCGACTACAGAGGTAGCCGAGACATCAGTCGAAACCAAAAGGCCGCGGTTGGTTGCGGCGGCAAAATAGGCGTATCGAAACGCTCGGCCGTCTTCGAGCCGGCGCTCGGCGCCAACGTTGCCCTGCTGCGTGCTGCTTTCCTCGAAAAGTCCTTGCTTTACGCCATCTGATGGCGCGTTTACGTTGCCGTTCTGGATAATATTTGGCATGACAATTTCCTACCCTTCTTTGCTCGGTTGTCGGGTGCATTGGCTTGCACCCGGGAAATGGAGAACGAAAAAAGGGGCGCCGTCCCATGGCGGGATGGCGCCCCTAATTGGTTATACTGCTATGAATGGCCGGCTCAGGCCGGCGCGTTATTAGCTGCCGGTTATGGCGGTCGCTACGCCACTGCGGCGGCGGTTGTCGGTGAATAGCTGCACACCGGCCACGATATAGGCCAACTGCGCGAGCTGGCCGTTCGACTGCAAGCTGGTAAACGGCGTTTTGCGAAAATTCGCCTGCGACAAAACGTCCAGCTTAGTGTGCCGGGTATCAGGGAAATAACTATGCAAAGACGGACAATCGTTATCTGCGATTACCTCGGCCGCATAAAAGGGAGGCAGCATATTGCCGCCCGGGCCTTTTGCATTATCCAGCTCGGTGCGCGCGTACCCCTGCGAACTGATCGCCTCACGATAAGCGCGACCGATCGAGTACGTGGTGATAATCTGCTTGATAACGCCGCCCTGGATGCGACAGCTGTCCAGCATCTCGTTCCACGCCGCAATACCGTCAAAGATATTGGTCACGGTCTGCGTCGTGAAAGTGGTGGACGTGGTGAATCGCTGCGATTCCCAGGCGGTGGTGGTGCTGGAATTGATGCCGCCCACGGTTGCGCCGGCGGCGTCGGCCATGATGTCCTGGTAGCCGAGCATATTTTTACCCGACTGCGCGCTGAGTATATCCTCGTTGATCGCTTTGAGAATGGTATTCATCGCGTTACTGCCCAGGTGTTCCAGCTCGTCGAAAATGCGCTCCGGGCCGCTGTTTTCCCAGTGCTCGGTATCGCTGAGAATAATCGGCGCGGCGTAATAACGGCGCTTATAGAACGCGCTTTCAAACGGATCGACGGGCGCCTTGTTCAAAACGTCGTACTTGTCGAAAGACTCGGCGGTCCCGCCGCTAGTTTGCAGCTTGACCTCAATCTCCTTGCCGCCTTTGCTGCTCATGCGCAGGCCCTTGCGCCTGTGCATTTCGAGGGTGGGATAATCCTCGAAAAAGTTATCTATAACCTCTTTTTTCACACTGCGCTGCGTTGAGCTCCAATGTGTATCCCATACTTCGCTGGTGGTCTGTGCCATTGATTAACTTCCTGTCAGGGAATAACTACGTCATATTAGATTCAATTTCACGCAAAGCTTCCGCTTTCGATATTGGACCGCCCGCCGGCGTTGTGACCGGGTGCGCTGAGCCGTTGGAATTGACCCCCTGCTTTGAACGCTGCCGCACGGCACGGTTGCCCTGGCGGGCTTCCTGCGCGTGCTCAATAGAACGCCCCGACTCCAAACCTACCAACTCGGCCACCGTGTAAGGCTGGCCGGTTTTTCGATTTGGTGTCGAAATGTTTTTCTTGATAAATTCGGCCGCTTGCTGCGTTGTTTCCTGGCCAAATAGGTCGTAGGCTTCCTGGACCTGGTCCTCCATGCGCTTTAAGCTACTCGCCTGCTGTTCCTGGTTTAATTGCGAAACAACTTGATTAGTGGTTTGCAACTGCGGCTCCCACTGTTCCAGCCTTGAACGCAGGTCAGAAATAACGTTGGCCTGCTGCTCTTGCTGCTGGCTCATCGTCAAAATGACGTTGAGGCCGGCCCGATCCTCCGACGATAGCGACGGATCGGTCATAACCTGCTGCAACTGTTGGGATGTCGTCGGCGGCGGCGGTCCTTGCTGCTGCTGCAACAAAACCTGCCGCTGCGTTTCCTGGAACTGCTCTTGCTGCCGGCGAAGTTCGGCGCGCTCGGTGTCTACCTGGCGGCGGTCGTCCGCTACTTGCTGCGTTTTGCGCGTGTAATCGGCTTGACGTAGACCGTCCGCGTCGGACGGTTGGTTGTCGTTTGTGGCGCCATTAGACGCCGCTTGTGCATTGCCGTCTGGTTCTTCGTTAACCGTTTCCGAGGCGCCAGACTCGTTATCCACGCCGAGCATTCCCGCGCCCAACTCGGCGCCGGGATCGGGTGGGGTAGCCTCCGCTTGTTCGGTCGTGGTCGTCGATTCCTCCGGGAACGCTTCACTCATATTTATACCTATCCTTGTTTTTGTCGTCGCCGGCAGGATGGGATACCGGCAACAAATGAAAAAGGGGCGCTTTCCCGACCGGCGGGATGGCGCCCCTTAGTGGCTCGTACTGCTGTCCTCGGCGAATTTTCGCCGACAATTTGGCTATTTAATCACCATCTAAATCGAGCATTTCAGACCAGGGAAACATATCCCCTTTTAAAAAGTTTTGGGCGTCCTCTATTGTTTCCTCTACTATGTTTTTTTTATTCCCATAAGCGGCCGGAACTTGTCCCCGAGCGTCCAACATTGCCCGATGAATCACCGCCGCCGCCAGGCGTTTATAAGGGTTATAATTCGCCCTTTTGCTCAAAATTTGACCCAGCTTTCTTGATCGGGTCGCCGGCCGCCCGTGGCTCGATGGTCCACGCGGTCGCTCGGTATCTTTGCCCGGATTTCTTCGATGGAATCCGCTATGATGACATTGGGATCGCGCTCGGCCGTATTGCCGGCGTGTAAAGGCGCCTCCCGCGCCTCTTCGAGCGTTTCCGGCGGTAGTTCGTGCATCCCGTTCTCTTTTAGGAGTCGCTTGCGATGTCCATAATCTTCGACCACACACCCGAATTGAGGATCGAACTCCCCATATTTGCGGCCCGAATGGCTCGGATGGATGAGGTTCGACCGCTGACGGTCCCAGGTCGCCGCTTCACCGCAGGCGCAGGGAATCGACACCGGCCGGCGTCCCTCGTAAGGGTGCGACGGGTAACGCTGGCCACAGGCCGTACAAGCGAAATCCCAGAGTTTAATCATTTGATTGCCGAGATCAGCGCCCGCAATCCATCGAGCTGGCCCTTGCTGGCCATATAGGCCACAGTGCCGTCGCTGCGGTTCGCCGGGTTGGCCTCGATGCCGGATATTATGTCAACCGCGTCGATTCGCTCGGTCGCGGGTTTTGCCGGCGCCTTTGCCGGCGCCTTTGCTTTTGCCTTTGCTTTTGCCATTGCTTGCCTTACGCTGCGTCTATTGTTTCGGCCGTATCGGCGGCCACCTGGTTCGATATATTCTGCGCGTTGCTCTGGACCTGGCTGCGTAGCGTCGTCATTGCCTGGCCGGAAGGCGCCGCGCTCGGTGCCCCGATATTTTCCTGCTCTTGCTGTACTGTCTGCTCGTGCGCCTGGATATGCTGCTGAACAATCTGGTCGATTGCCTGGACCTGCTGCACAGCCTGCGGATTGAGATAATTGCCGGTCAAATCGCGCGCCTGAGCCGTTACCATTAATTGCTGGTATTGCGGCATCTGTTGATACATTTGATGCCCCTGGATATGTGCCTGATGGTCCTGGCCTTCAAAGACGCCCGGATCTTGCATGCGCGCCAGCATAAAATCGTGTTCGAGCTGTACGGCACGCTCGGCTTCCTCGTTCATGTCGTCTACGAGCAATTTTTCAGGATCAGCCACCTCGTAAGCGCTCGCCAGGAATTTGTCCATTTCCATCCGGTCGAAATTGGGCGAATTAACCGCCCGGTCGTAGAAATCCACCGCCTGCGTGCGCTGTAGCTGCTCGAAGAGCGGCCGCGTGCTGCCGGTTTGTACATGTATTCTATAATTCCAAAGGAAGTCGGCCGTTTGAAGCGCCCGGGTCAAACGCTGCGCGCCGTCCGGCGCCACGTTGACGACGAAATCTTCCGGCGTGTATCGAGGATCGCCCATAATTTGAAAGGCGTTTCTGACCACGGTTTCATAAGCGGTTGCAACCGCCGCCTCCATCCATTCTCGATTGATAGAAGCCGCTGCGGCCATTAAGCCGGCCTCGGTAGCTGTGCGCGAATCCTCGGCGCCGCCCTGGGTCAAATCGTTGACCTGGGTGACCATATCGACCAGCTGCTGCGCTCGATCCTGAAGCGCGTATTGCTCGCCGGGTACGCTGCCCCAGCCGATTTCTCGCATGGCGCTGTCTGGATCTTGCACAACGTGAAATTCGCCGTCGTTGCCCTTTCGCAGACGATCCACCAGGTCGGGGTTGGCCTGCGCCTCCGATTCACGGACCAGCGCCTGCCGAGATCCGCGCTTTTGCATACCCGACTGCCGGCTCATTGATTCGACAATCGCGCCCTGTAAATCCTTGATTAACTCCAGCTGCGGCACGGGATAATAAGAGTTATACGACTGATCAAATTTGATGGGGATAAACGGGAATCCAGATTCTACCAGCCAGCCGGCGGCCGACTCTCCATCTTCGAGATCGAGCACCGGCGTCTGTCCGTCGTCGTCGAACATCGGCGCGCCCAGAATATCGACGCGCTGGGGAAAGTGCATCTTTGCAAACGGATGCTCGATATCCTGTATCGGCTCCTCGACGCCGTCGGCAAACATGATTTGCCGTCGATCCATGCGGTCGTGGATTCGATCCACCAGCACGAAATCCCCATTATCGACCGA